CGGCCATGCACAAGCGCAGTCTGGTGGCTTCGATTCTGACCGAGATGTGTGGGCTGTGGGGGTCGGGGACCACATTGTCGAATTGTACGGAATACGCCAGCTATTTGCAGACATTGACCGAGACCGCGAGTTCTGGCGAGACGGCAACACCCTCTGTCATTCCTGTTTAGACTGGCTGTGCAACGAGGGCTTCTCTGACTTTTTCGGGCGATATGATATAGAATATCAAACGGCACATGAGTTTCGGCAGCGGCACATTTTACGGGCAATTAAATTAGGGGGTCGCGTCTGATGGCGGTCAAATCCATAATCGAGATCGAAGTTGACGACGGACCCTTTAATGATTTCAAAGTCGCGTTCGACAAATATCAAAAGGCGTTAAACGAATCGCCAGCCGCGTGGGCGAAAGTAGGCAAAGCCACCGCGCCCGCCGCTGCGGCAACGCGCTCACTCGCCGACCAGCAAGAGAAGTTTAATAAGCACGCAAAGTCGAGCGAATCGAGCATGGTTCGCATGGCTAAGCACACAAAGACCATGGTCGGCGACATCAAGTCGGCCACGGAGTCCCTACTGAAGTGGTCCGGCATTGTCGCCACCATCTCGGGCCTGATTGGTGCGGGTGGCCTATTCGGTATTGACCGGCTCGCAGCCAGCGCCAGCAATTCGCGCTTTCGGGCGATGGGCCTGGGCATTAGCACCGCCGAATTAAATTCCGCGAACGTGAATTACTCGCGCGCCGTCGGCGATCCGGCATCCACGCTTGGCGCAATCCGCGACGCTCAGTATGACCTGAGCAAGCGATGGGCGTTCAGTGCCATGGGCGTTAATCCGGCGGGCAAGGATGCGGGTCAGTTACTCGGACCAATGATTAAAGCGGCGCGAGCATCGTTTATCGCGGCAGGCAGCACCCAGCAAGGAGCCGAGGCTCACGGGCTGACTCAGTTTTTCAGCATGGACGACCTGGTGCGCTTCAAATCGATGAGCACCGCCGAGATCGACGCCATGATTAAACGGGCCGACGCCGATAAAAAAGCGCTGGCGCTATCGGACTCGGCATCGCGCTCGTGGCAGGATTTGAAAATTCAACTCGACCGTGCAGAAACCCAGATCGGCAACACGTTTATCAAGGGCCTGTTGCCGCTCACCGGACCGTTGACCCAACTCAGCGCCGCGTTTACGCAAGCTGTGGGCGACGTGATGAAGTCAAAAGACATGGCGGTCTGGATTAATAATCTGGCGGCTGGCATTAAGACGTTAGCCGGGTATCTGACATCCGACGGGTTTAGATCTGACGTGTCGAATTTCATGGATTCGCTGGATGACGCGGCAGGGGCGATTTACAATTTTGCCGAGCGCGTTGGTAAACTGTTTGGCACGGGTGAGGTTACGCTGAAGGGCAGCCAGTATCACAAATTGCGGGAGATTGCGCGTACTGACCCTGCGCTATCATCTGCGCTTCGGAATTTTATGGAGAATCCAAGCCGCCAAAAATACGATAGCGCGGTGGCACAACGGTGGGTGGAATTGCATCCGGGCTTGTCAATTCGAGGTGGGGCGCAAATCGCCGCGACCCAGCAATCCATTCTGCGGCGCTTCGGGCTGCTTGATCCAACTACGGCGCCGCAACAGACAGCGCCCGCCGCGCAACAACGGGTGCCGCAACAGACAGCACCCGCCGCGCAACAACGGGTGCCGCAACAGACAGCGCCCGCCGCGCAACAACGGGTGCCGCAACAGACAGCGCCCGCCGCGCAACAACGGGTGCTGGCGACCGGCATGTGGAACAGCAGTCCTCGCCACAACCCCGGCAATCTGCGTGCCGCACCTGGATATCCAAGCGTGGGCGGATTCGCGGTATTTCCGGATGACGCTACCGGGATTCGTGCCATGGCGGCCCAGTTGCGCCGCTACGGCACACGGGGGGTGAATACCGTCGATTCGATCGTCAGTCGATATGCACCGCCGGGGGCCAATAACGACACCGGCGCGTATATCCGGGAGGTGGTGCGTCAGACCGGCTATGGGCCCGAGGCTCGCCTGAATATGAACGACCCGAAAACGCTGGCCAATTTGATTGCTGCCATGACTAAGCACGAGGGCGGCAAAGCGCACTTCACACCGTCAAGCGTCATCACTATCATGAATAATACTGGCGGTAACACGTACGCCACAGCAAACCAACTGGCTCACTGATATGACAATCGCGCGCTCGTTGTTTCAGCTCGGAAATGAAATCTCGCCGATCATCCTGGTGGGGGGGCTTGCACAAAATATTCCCGGCCAAATGTTGCCCATTGTTGCCATCACCGAGGCTGCCAATTTCACATCGGGCTTGCTGTCAGGATCTTTTGATCTGGATTTGGATCAATATCTGTGCCACTTTGAGCCGCTGCCGGGGTCAACCCTGGTTGAAAACAGCATCGGCTCCTATCCATTCGCGAATCAGACCGTCGCGGCAAATGCAATTATCGCGCAACCGCTTCACATTTCGCTGAAAATGAGTTGCCCGGTAAAAGGTTCATCCAGCTACGTGACAAAATTCGTGACGATTAGCGCGCTCAAAGCGGCGCTTGACGTGCATAACAATTCAGGTGGGACTTACATTGTAGCCACCCCGGCTTTTATTTACGAGAGTCTAATTCTCAAAGGACTGCGCGACATCAGCGGCGGCGACACGCGTCAGGTTCAGACCCAATGGCAATGGGATTTTGAGCGGCCACTACTCACTTTAAATCAAGCGGATCAGGTACTAGGCAATCTGATGAATAAAATTGATGGTGGATTGCCAATCGCCACCCCGTCGTGGTCTGGTGCTGCGGTAGCCACCGGTTCCACGCTTGCCGGTGCGACTTCAATCAATGGAGCATCAAGCTTGACCGGGACAGCCTCTGCGCTGCTGGCTGACCTATGACCACCGTTTACGATTTCACGCCAACCGCCACCACGCCGTTCCAGTTTCAGCCGACGCTGGACGGGACGACGTACAACGTCATCATCACGTGGAACATTTTCGGCCAGCGGTATTACATCAACATCTATGACCTCGGCGGCACGCTGATTTTGTGCATGCCGTTTATCGGTTCGCCGCTCGGGTACGATATTTCACTGACCGCCGGATATTTCACTAGCACCCTGGTGTATCGGATTGATAACGCGCAAATAGAGGTTTCGCCGTAATGCGCTATTACAACATCGTCATCAGCGACCCGACGACCGGGAGTCCCGTTAAAACTTATTCGTCGTTGCAGGCCAACGGGCAAAACAATCCCGGCGCGCTGACTGTTGAAATTGATATCCCGCTATATGCGATGGCGTCGCCAATGGGTGCCGCATACATCAAGGTGTGGGGCATTGGGCTGGCTGACATTTCGCAGGGATCCAACCTCAACGGGAAAAACATTCAGGTGTCGGCGGGCATGTCAAAGGGCTTGCCGCTTGCAAACCCGGCGCAGGCGGGGCTGATTCTTGAAGGCACGATTTTCCAGGCGTACGGTAATTGGCAGGGTGAAAATCAAAGCCTCGACATTGTGTGCTACCCGTACTCGGGCACAATCAACGATACCGCGAATCTAGTGTTGAACTGGAAAGCGGGCATGCAACTCGGCACCGCGATTACCAACACTCTAACGACGGCGTTTCCCCAATATAAATCCACCGTGAATATCAGCCAGAATCTGGTCCTATCGCATGACGAACCCGGCTTTTACGGCACGCTGGTGCAGTTTGCCCAGTACGTTAAACAAGTGAGCCAGGCTATCGTCGGCGGTACGTATTCGGGCGTATCGATGCTGGTCAAAAATAATCAGATTATTGTGTACGACGGCACCACGACTGCGACGCCGAAGCAATTAAATTTTGTTGACATGATCGGCCAGCCGACGTGGATTGCCCCACAAACAATAAACGTCCGCTGTGTGCTGCGCGGTGACATCAGCGTGGGTGACTATATTGAGTTGCCGCAGGGGTCTGTTACAATCACGACGCAGGCGTCACAACCACAAGCGCGAGATCGGTCAGCTCAGCAGGGCGTGTTTCAAGTGACTGTCGTTCGCCACATTGGCAATTCTCGCCAGGCTGACGCAAATTCCTGGGTGACTTCAATCGACGCGGTGATACCGGCATGAGCGACGCACAAAAAACCCCACTGGCGCAGACGCTCACCGCGTTTGCGCAGACCAAAATCATCGACGCATATCAATTGCTCGGTAAGGGTTTGCCCGCGTCCGTCGTGTCGGTCTCGGGGGCGATCGTCACTGTTAAATTCGAGATTGCGTCTGATTACACGTTGCCGCAAGTCACTATCCCGCTGTTCGGACCCGAGTATGCGCGCTACCCGATTAAGGCTGGCGACAAGGGGGTTGTCATCCCATTCGACGCGCACCTAGGCGGCATGAGTGGATTGGGCGGTGGCGTGGCCGGTCTGACGCAACCCGCCAACCTCTCAGCGCTCGTGTTCCTGCCCATAGCAAATACTGCTTGGGTATCGGTGGACCCTAATGCCGTGACGCTATACGGCCCTAACGTGGTGG